AAAAATCATTACAAGGCAACTCAATACGCAAAAGACATCCTGAATGTTAAAGGGGAGCTGAAAGCATGATCGAATTTGCAGATTACAACTCAATGATGAAGCTCCGCAGAGATTACAACCTCGGTACTCGTAATGAAGAAACAAGAGCAGCAGCGAACCTCTATGAGAAATTAAGAAAACTGAAAATGCTAGACCAGCTTAAGCAGGAAGCCATTACTAAACGTTACAAGGAGGCGGTATGAGCAAGAAAAAGGAGCCAGCCATGAGTGAGTTTAAAGTCGGGGATTATGTAGTTCACCCTAAGTTTTCTAACAAAGGGTTGTACAAAATCTATGAGATATCAGGATCAATAACAAAAGTTCAGCTCATGCCAAATGGGCGAAAAAGTTACTCTTTTGAGTCGGATATTCGCCACGCCACCCCCGAAGAAATAGCAGCAGGTCACCGCATTGATAAACCCTCGAATTCGGGGGAATTAGAAACCCTAGATCACGAAGAAAACCACATTTCGCCGAATTGCAAAGTAGAGGATGTTTGAGATGGATGAGTTTGAAGAGTATTACAAAAACAGCGAATGGTTCGGAACGTACGAGTCAGATTTAATGATGAAAGAAGCTTTTGATGCTGGTCAGCAGTCAATGCAAGCGAAAGTGGATGAGCTTAAAGCCACAATAAAAGGTAATCATGGGCGCATTGCAGAACTTGAGCGCTTAAACCGTGTGAAGGCTCAGGCAATTATTGATTTGCATCAAGAAATTACAGAGCTTAAAGCATCTCATCACGGTGAAGTGATTGGTCATGAAGTTCACTTTAAAAAGATCAAGCAAGAGCGTGACGAGCTGCAAACATTATACACTCAGCAAGGCATAAATATGTTGAAGATGCAAAAGAGGGTGGATTTAGCTTTAGAAATAACAAAAGAGCTTAGATCATTAAATAACGAATCATTAGAAACTTATAGTGAATCTATTGAAGAAACGATTTGTGATATAGAACAAGCGCTCAAGGGGGAAGGACAGTGAATAACGAAGAATTGGCCAAAATCGGAATGATGTTTATTCATTGGATTCAAGTTCATAGAGAATCTATCAATCGCTTTGAAGAGTTTCAGGATTGTTTTGTGCATGACCCTGACGAGCCAGTGCATACAAAAAAGGACTACGACAAAGCATGGGAAATCCAGAAGGAAGCTTCTGTATTGGGTAGTGAGGCGAAAAGACGTTATGAAACCTTGCTTGAAGAAGTTGACCTATATCTAGCACGTGAAAGAACTGATGTTCTTGAGGCAGGTGAAGAATGACCACATTCAAAGAGGCTCAAATCATCATTGGCATCGATCCTGACTTGGAAAAGTCGGGAGTTGCCATTCTTGGTAGTGATCTTCAACTTAAAAATCTGACTTTTCCAGAAACGGTTGATCTATTCAGAAATGAGCAGGACAGCATCAAGAAGGTCGTGATTGAAGCAGGTTGGGAGAACAAGAAAGCCAATTTCAGAGTAGGTGGTGGTCACTCAAGACAAGTGAACGAGCAGATTGCTAGACGTGTCGGGATGAATCACGCGACAGGCATCTTGTTAGCAGAAATAGCGCAGGCTTTAGGCTTAGCAGTCTTACTGGTGAAGCCTACTAAATCAAAACTCAATGCAGAGCAGTTTAACAAGATTACAGGTTGGCAAGGGCGTACGAATCAAGAGCAGCGTGACGCAGGCATGTTGATCTGGGGAATGCAAGGGAAGAAGGTGGCGTGATGGTCTTTTACGAAGTTGGGACATATGAACAATATGAAGAAGGTTTTCATGCTTTCTTTCGCACTCGATATGAAGATAAAGCTGAACAAGTCAAAGCATGGGCAGAGGAGTACCAAGCTAAGACACCTGAATGGCCTACAGGTGAGACTGATGAAAAGCAGATTCAATATATGGATCTTGTTCGAAAAATTGATGATGAATTTGCGGAACTGATCGGTAAGAAGTTCCCAATCTCAAACTATTCAAAAGACATGTACTCAATACTTATAAACAAAGCAGAATTAGACGATTAGGGTGATGGTATGAATGCGGCAGTAGTAACGGAAAAATTATCAAATCTTGAATGGGTTGGTCAGCAAATGAGAGCTAAAACGGCAAGCTATGAAACGTCTACTGCATCGACAGGAGAGAAAGCGCCTACTTGGGAAGAGCGTTGCGGGGCTATTTCTTCAATTGAAGATGAGGCAACTAAGGCATATTGCGAGATGTTAGTGTGGGGTGATTCAAGAGACACGACACAGGCATTTAAGACGCTTGTTGAGCATATTGGTGAGATATTACATGAAGCAGCAAGCAAAGAGCGTCAGCGACATCACTTTGACCTTAAATTGTTTTGCATGAAGGTAGCTCGCATGCAGGTATTCTTTAAGATGCGTCCAGTGATCAAAGAAGATCGTACTTTGCAGGGACAATTGAAGTTCTGCGGGATTGATGAGATCAAAGCAGATACATATAGCAAGAACTATGCTTATCTTGGCGCAATGGTAGATATTATTTTGAAAGACATGGAAGATGAAATCGATTTCTATGTAGGGCAGTACCGTAAAAAGCTAAACAATTGACAGCTAAACGGATTTAAGGTAATGTTTTTCTATACTGGTCGTATTACGGATTTCCGAAGACCAACACATCAAAGCTCACTTAATCGTGGGCTTTTTGCTTTTTTGGAGCATTTGAAATGGGCAATACATGGCACGCTGATCAAGATAATAATATGCGCCCAGATGTTGAAGGGTTGCCTTGTCCATTCTGTGGATGTACTCATGGTTTAGCAGTAGATTCAGATTCTCATGATTTAAAAGAACATGGAGTGATTTGGTCAGCTCGCGCATTTTGTCATGAATGTGGTTCACAAAGTCCAAGTACACATGTAACCACTTGGCCTGATCATCCGTTAAGTGATGAAAGACTTTATGTTGATTGGGAAAACGAAAGAGAAGTTGTAAATCTTGCAGTTAAGATCTGGAACACCAGAATGTAGGAGGTCCACATGCTCCGAATAATTAAGCAGGTCTTTTGCATACATGTTTGGGAAGATGAATCAGACATGTTCAATCAGAAAGAATGCAGAAAGTGTGGAAAGATAAAATATAATTAACTATTGAGAATACAATGACTTATATTAAATCAAGTCGTTGCATTTCTAGCCAACATGCCGCATTATCAAGCTTCTTTTATTGATTTTTAATGCGGTTTGTATATGTCTATGTTGCGTCGTGGTGATGTTGTGAAGCACTCAAATTATCCATTTAACTTTAAAGTTATTGAAGTTACAAAGCAGTGGGCTACATGTGAAGGTATGAATGAACATGGGCAAAGAGTAGTTGAAGACTTTTCGCCTGAGTTTCTGGAAGTGGTTTCTCGTAAACCCGGAATGAACATTAACATTGCAGATGTCGAGAAAGCCTTCTCAAAATAGTTTTCATTAGATTTAGACCTCCTTCGGGAGGTTTTCTTTTATGCCCTGCTTTGGCGGGGCTTTTTATTGTCCGTAAAAAGACAATCTATCCTACTGGAGTGCCGATCAGTGGAACATGCCTTCGAGTAAAACTGCTTTATGCAGCCTAAACTAGGGAGTGGCGTCCCGACTTAAAGAGGATTGAAAGCAAGTAAAACAGACCGTGCATGTTAGGTATGTGTGATTGTGAGTAGCGGTAGATCAGTTGCCGAGCTGATCGATATCGTAATCTAAGGCAAGGGTGTGGCAGTTTGCCACTCCCTTTTTAATTTTTAGCAAAGTAAATGTAGCTAAATGGTGCCGTTATGGACGAAGAAGAACTGAAACAAATTGAAGAAGATTGTCAGCAGTTTAAGAACGTAATCAAAACGGTGTTTTATTTGGCTGTGATGTTATTTGCAGCTTATTTGGTTTGGTGTAATTGGTGATTGTATGGATATGATCGAAGCAAAGAAGAATCTAGCAATATACAAAGCCAATTTAAGCAAACTGCAATCTTACAATCATTTATTTAGTAGCTATTCATTCCGTGCTGACTGTGAGCGAGAAGAAAGATTATTAAAAGAGCGTATTGAGGTGTTAGAAAATGCGTTCCAAAAAGAGGCTAAACGAAATAAGAGCGCTACCCTGCGTTAGATGTGGTCAGAGTCCTAGTCAAGCCGCTCATTCAAATAGCTCGAAGCATGGTAAGGGTAGATCGATTAAGGCTAGTGATGAGTTTACAGTTCCCTTATGTGCAATTTGTCATGCTGCATTTGACCAGTTCAAATTAGACACAAGACAAGAATCGGAAGCTATGTTTGAGCGGTGGTTGGAGAAGACAGAGCGGATGCTTAGTCTTAAAGATGAAGAAATATTTTAACTGAGCCAATAGGCTCTTTTTTTGTGAGAATTAAAATGGCTCAACCAGGAACATTTACCAAGTGTAAGAAACAAATTGAAGGTGCAATTAAACGTCAGACTAAGAAAGGCGAAAACTTTTGTGCAATGGATCTTCCTTACCACCTCAAAGAAGATAAAGAACTAACAGATGCGTATCTCCAAGAATTAAAAGGTCGCGGTTTCATAATTGAAATTAGTACTGATGCTGATTGGCCAGAGTTGTGCGGGAAAGTGAAATGGTAAAGCCTATTGTAGAAATACTGGAAGATAAATTTGAAGATGAGCTCTTGGCTTTTCTAAATCAATTCCAATTATAGAATGACTGCAAGATAAAAGATTGGTCTTTTGTTCCTGATGGTAGCAGTAACTATACGTTACGTGTTGAGATTGAAAAGGAAGATTCAAATCTAATGTGCTAAGAGAGGTCAAAATGGAACCACGATTCGTCATCAAAAACCATTCTGACATCAACTATGTAATTGGGTATCTCAATAATAATCATGCTAAAGCTGCGAACGAAGGTAAACCTTTAGTCGTTAGAATCAACCAGAAGGAAGACGACAGGAGCGCCGCACAAAATCGGCTTTACTGGGCTTGGCTTGAACAGATCAGGCAAAAGACCGGTAATTCAAAGGATGACCTTCATTTACTTTTTAAGAAAAAGTTTCTTGCAAGGATCTATGTTGAAGGTCGGCAAGAGACTGCAGAAAAGTACATGGCTTTGCAGAACTTTAAAGATGTTATTCAAGCATTCGATGGACCTAAGCGCCGTCAACTTGAAAAGGATTACCAAGTTTTGGTCAATACCTTCATTAAAGACCATCTGCAAAGCAAGAAGGCCACCATTAAAGAATTCACCAAATATCTGGATAAGATCAACATCTATGCACATAGAGACTTGGGCGTGATGTTGATTATCCCGGATGACCTTAAGTGGTGTTATCAAAATGAGCAATGATTCAAATTTGCAAGACGTGGTGCTTAAGCTGATAGAGCAAACAAACAAGCTTATTGACCAAAACAATAAGCTGACTGATCACAACAATAGACTGATCGAACAGAATAGCTTACTCGTTCAAATCAATGCAGAACAATCCGCTCAGTTATCCGAAGTTCTATTAATGCTTGAAGATAGTGAACCGGCACAACGGTCAGGATCACTAGATGGGTGATGTTATGAGCACAAGTGAATGTATTAGCTTTCAAGAGGCAGTAGAGATTGGGCTTCAGAAAGCAGCGGATAGTGAAAGAATAAAGGCTGAGGTTCAAAGCATTTTACAAGAGTTGAATTCAGTAGCTGCAAAAGCAACTAACAGAAATTTCATTTTATTTGATTTGTCTGAACCGGAAGTTAAACAACTGTCACCTCTTAAATTTGACTTCAATAACTATAGCTTTCCTATCGCCGTAAGGTGTGGAGCATTAGAAGTTGAATGCAATAGCATTTGTGAACTTGTTGAGTCAATAAAGCAATTTCTAAGATCAGCCTATTTTGGTGACTTTATAAGGATGAATATCAATGCCTAGAATTGTATCGATTATACCGCCTAAAGATGACTCCAACATTACTAAAGCACAGGGTACAAAAATATTGCTTGATAATGGCGAGTACCTACGATGTGTCCACAAAATCACTTTAGTAGCAGAAGTTGATTCGCCGTGGAAAGCAATCATTGAAGTGTACCCATCTAATCAAGAGCAAATTAATGCATTGCTTGCAGATGTTGAGGTTATTAAACGTGACCAAGAATACAACCGCTTGGATGAGATTGAAAAGGAAATCCAGCAACTACAAGACGAGAAGGTGCTCATTGAACGCAAACACCGTCCAGAAGTAACAGGGCTTTCAATAGCTGGTGTAGCGAATGTACCAATGGAAGGGACTTTCTTGGTTGATAAAGGTGAGAGAGTTTTAAAGCCGCCTAAGAACGATGCTTTAACGGAGTTCCTTAAAAACAACCCTTCTCATTCAACAATCATTCCACCAGTAACAGGGCTGGTGAAAGATGAACAGGGTATTGTTCGCACCGTTCCAGATTCTAAAGGTGAGCACGATGATACCGAATAGCATTATTAATAACCGCTTAGGGTTTTATGGATTAGATGATCTTGAACAGCCGCATTTAATAGTTGAGCCAGAAACTCCAGAAGTCCAGCGTAAACAATTGGAACTTCGTTTAGTTAGATTGGTCCAAGAGTATCAACGCAAGGGTTTAGATATCGATTGGATATCCATTGACTTACTTAATGGTGTAGATGCGCGAGTAAACTTAAATGAAACTCCAAACATTCAAGAACAAGTTACAGACGCTACAGGCACCCGCACAAACCCAGAAGAACTCTAAACAAAACAATTGGGGTTCTGGTCGTGGTGGTCGTCCGTGGCGCCGTCTTAAAGCAAAGATCCATTTACGTGATGAGTGGACCTGTCAATGTTGTGGTGTAGTCACTATGGAGCTTGAGTTAGATCACATCGTTAATATTGCACAAGGTGGCAATGATGATGAATCAAACCTACAGAGCTTGTGTGTGCCTTGTCATAAAGAGAAGACATTGAAGGAGAGTAGACAATGAACGATGAAGAACTATTAGCGCAGCTTGAATCGGTAGCTAACTTTATGCGTGGTATGCAGTTCGATACTCGCCTGCCAAGTGATGCAAGAGAAGCACTGCGTGATCGAGCGATTGATCTGGATGATTTTGTGGAAAATTATTCCAATAAAAATATGCATCAAAATGGTGCGTAAAATCTCAGAAGGCAGGGGGGGAGGTAAGAAGTTTTTTTAGAAAATTCTACGGACACCGCCCCCCCTCTCACTTATAAAAAAATTTCCCCTTTCATTAAAAGTTAAAGCAAAAGTTAAAGGTGATCCAATGGCATTAACCGAGAAAATGAAAAAGTTTGCTCGCGCCATTGTTGATGGTGCCACAAACAAAGAAGCTGCTATTTCAGCAGGTTACGAAGAAAAGACAGCTTCACAGCAAGGTTCAAAATTAAGAAATAATTCTGAAATTATTATCTACATCGAAAAGTTAAAGGCTGAAAAAGAAGGCCGAACTTTAACTCCTGAGAAACCAAAAGTTAAAACTGAAAATAGTGGTGAATATGACAATCCTTTGAATGACGACGACTATGCAAAGGATGACCCACTTCAATTTCTAATCGATGTCATGAACAAAAGTGATGACATGTTCTTGCGCTTCAATGCAGCGAAAGCAGCCCTTCCATACGTCCACGGCAAAGTGGCCGAAAAGGGCAAGAAAGAAACCAAAGCAGAAACTGCAAGAGAAGGTAGTAAATCAGGAAAGTTTGCAACTTTAGATAATCAATTGATGAGCTAAATTATGTCTTCAATGTCACTCACCTGGACTACAGCTTGCCCAGACTGGGCGACCCGTATTGTTTCTAAACAATCGTTAATGCCGTGTAAGCCATTATTCCCCAAAGTGGCTGACGTAGCGGAGCGTATCTTTAAAGAGTTAATTCTTGTTGATGTGATGGGTAGCCCTAAGATGGGCGATGTCACATTGGAATGGGTGATCGAGTTTGTTCGTGCAATCTTTGGCGCATATGATCCAAGCACAAAGCGCAGATTAATTCGTGAATTCTTTCTTTTGATTTCGAAGAAGAATACTAAATCTACGATTGCCGCCGGCATTATGCTTACTGCATTAATTCTTAATGATCGACAATCTGCCGAACTAATTATTCTTGCGCCTACTAAAGAAGTTGCTGATAACTCATTTAATCCAATCCGAGATTTCATTCGCGCAGATGAAGAATTAAGTGAAAGATTTAATGTATCTGAGCACACAAAAACAGTTACGCATCTAGGTACCGGAGCAACACTTAAAGTTATTGCAGCAGAATCCAATGCAGCAGCAGGTAAGAAAGCTTCTATTATTTTGATCGATGAGGTCTGGTTATTCGGTAAACGTGCCAACGCTGAATCAATGTTCCGTGAAGCAAAGGGTGGTTTAGCATCACGTCCAGAAGGTTGCGTGATTTATCTGTCTACCATGTCGGATGAAGTGCCATGTGGTGTATTTAAACAACTTCTAGACTATGCCCGTGATGTGCGTGATGGAATAAAAGAAGATAAAAGCTTTTTGCCTCTTATCTACGAATTCCCAAAGTACTTAGTTGAAGCAGGCGAACACTTAAAGCCTGAAAACTTCTACATCACAAACCCAAACTTGGGTGCATCGGTTGATCTTGAATATCTAATTTCAGAGTTTAAAAAGGTTAAAGATGCTGGTGAGGAGTCACTTCGAGACTTCTTGGCCAAGCACTTAAACATCGAAATCGGCATGAACCTTCGTGCTAATCGTTGGGCAGGTGCTGAGTATTGGAATGCTCAATCAAAAGATATTCAAATTGATCAGCTCATTGAACTATCTGATGTCATCACGCTCGGGATCGATGGTGGTGGATTGGACGATTTGCTCGGGTTCGCTGCACTGGGGCGATTAAAAGAAGATCCGCGCATCTGGTGGCTATGGAATCATGCATGGGCAAACAAGATTGCTTTAGAACGTCGAAAAGAGAATGTGCCTAAGTATGAAGACTTCAAGTCTGAGGGTTCTCTTACTGTTGTTGACCGAATTGGCGACGACATTGACCAGCTCGCAGCAATTGCTAAGAAGGTTTATGACAGTGGAAAGCTTAATAAGATCGGACTAGATCCATTGGGCTTAGGCGGTCTTTTAGATGGCTTACTTGAGGCAGGAATTCCAGAGGAAAGCATGTTTGCTGTGCCTCAAGGGTACAAGCTTATGTCCTACATCCTAACCACTGAGCGCAAATTAGCAGAAGGTAATCTCTACCACGCTGGACAACAATTGATGACTTGGGCAGCAGGTAATGCCCGTGTCGTGATGGTCGGTAATGGTATGCGAATCACTAAGCAAGAATCTGGAATAGGGAAGATTGACCCACTGATTGCCACGTTTAATGCGGTGGCTTTGATGTCCATGAACCCAGAACCATCCACAAAAGAATACAACGTCTTTTTCGTCTAATTAATTTCAACTAATGACCGCCTTAATTGGCGGTTTTTGCATTTTGGAGGGGCTATGACTGCTCTGCACAAATCATTCGGCTCGTTCGAAATCAAAGCCGTTGATGAAGAAAAGCGAACATTTACAGGGGTGGCTAGTACACCTAATCAGGATCGTTCAAAAGACATCATGATCCCTAAAGGCGCGAAGTTTCAACTGCCAATGCCGTTGCTATTTCATCATGACATGCGCCAACCAATCGGCCATGTGACTGATGCAAAAGTTACGAGCAAGGGTATTGAGGTTGAACTCCATATTCCTGAAATCAAAGAAGCCGGGCGCTTAAAAGATCGAGTGGATGAAGCCTACCAGAGCCTCAAATATGACTTGGTGAAAGGCCTTTCTGTTGGGTTTCTTCCTAATTGGGATAAGGCTGAAATGATCAAAGGCGGCGGCATTCAGTTTGACGAGTGGGAATGGTACGAACTCTCCCTTGTAACAATCCCTGATAACCGTGATAGCGGAACAGATTTTAGAAAAGCATTTGAGGAACACAAAGCCGCGTTGGGCAAACAACCTCAGAACATTCCAGATGGCGATTCATCTGAGAAAAAACACGTAACAGTAAAACTTAATAGCCCAACAAAGGGTGGAGTAATTCTATGAATAAGTATTTAAAACAACTTCTTGATGCACTGGCAGCGAAAAACAAAGAATTAGAAGGTCACATGACTAAATCTTTGGATGCTGGTCAAACGCCTGATGATGAAACCGAAAAGGCAATTCAAGCTGTAGAAGCAGAAATTGCTGCAATCGAAAAGAACATTGAGCGAGTCAAAAAGCAAATTGCAACAGCCGCTGAAGCTGCGAAAACTGCAACTCCTGTTGCTGGTGAGGACCCTAAACAAGCTAAGAAATCTGCTGAAGGTGATCCTGATCCAAAAGGCGACAATAAGATTATTGTTAAGTCGAACCTTCCTAAAGGTGTTGGATTTGCACAATATGCCCAAGCAAAACTGATTTCTCAGTTAAATGCTAAAGAAGGCCGATTCGAGTCGCCATTGGAAGTTGCTAAGAAAATGGGCTTTGGTGAAGAAGTTCAAGACTTAATTACTAAGGCGACTCTTGGTACTACGACTGATTCAGGTTTTGCAGCGACATTGGTACATGAGAACCATTTGGTTGGTGAGTTTGTTGAATTGCTTCGCCAAGCAACTGTCTTCGATAAGCTTCAAGGCTTCCGTGCAGTTCCTTTCCGTTCAAAAATTCCTTCTCAAGTAACAGGTGGTACGGCTTCATGGGTTGGTGAGGGTGCTGCTAAGCCACTTACAAACCCAACTTTTAGTGAAGTAGAAATCGGAGAGCACAAGCTAGCTGCTATTACGGTTTATACCCAAGAGTTGATGCGTCGCTCAGATCCTTCTGTAAGCGTGCTGGTACGTGATGACTTAATCGCTGCAAGTGCAACATTGGTCGATAACACCTTCCTTGATGCTGTAGCAGCTTCTTCAACTCGTCCGGCTGGTGTACTTAATGGTGTAACCATGACGCCAAACACTGGTGAGACGGCAGCTGCATATGAAAAAGATTTACTCGCATTGATTAACACTTTCGTTACTAACAACTTAAGTTTGGATGGTGCGTACTTCTTGATGTCAGAAACACGTGCAGCACAAATCGCGTTGTTGCGTGATGCTCTAGGCAACTCTTACTTTAACGGTATGGCTTTACGTGGTTCGCGTACCTTACTTGGTATTCCTGTAATCACTTCACAAGCACTTGGCAACAAAATCATCCTTGTGAAAACAAGTGAAATCTTGCTTGCACAAGATGGTGGTGTGGATGTTTCTTACAGCGACCAAGCGACATTAGTTGATGGTGGAACGACTCACCACTTATGGCAAGAAAACAAATTTGCTGTACGTGTAGAGAAATTCATCACTTGGGCTAAGCGTCGCCCAGTGGCCGCAGCTTATCTGGACTACACAACTACTCCAACTTCTCCATAAGTTGAAGTATTGAACTCAAAACAGCTCCTTAATTGGGGCTGTTTTCATATCTGAGCAATGAAAGTTCATTGTTGAGCTATGGGAGCAGCTATGAAAATTGAATATTTACAGGTTATGCATGACGCCAATGTTGGCGATATCAAAGAAGTAACCGATTTTGAAGCAAATATCTTGATTAAAACAGGTGTTGCTAAGCCTTATGAGGAACCAAAAAAGGCAACAAGCAAACCTAAAAAAGAAGTAAAACCAATCGAATAAGGCGATAAATATGGGCATTAGAGACTGGTTTAAAAGTAAAAAAAGCCTCCAAAGTGTCCATAATTCTGGGCAGAATGTTTGGAACAGCTTAACCGTACAGGAGCCATATTCTGGCGCATGGCAGAAAAATGATGAATTAACACGCACTGAACTAACAGCATCTCATGCAGTATTTTCTTGTGTAAGCCTCATTTCCAAAGATATCGGCAAACTTCCCATTGTCTTAAAAAGAAATGTTGATGGGGTTTTGGTAAGAGCAAATATTCCATTTGAACTACGTGTTTTAAAGAAGCCAAATAATTACCAGACATGGCAGCAATTTCAAGAACAATGGACCTCTAGTCTATTGCTTCGTGGCAATACATACGTTTGGAAGTTGCGAGACGCATTCGGTCAAGTTTATCGAATGGTAGTGCTAAACCCTGACTTGGTTACACCTTTAGTTGCTAAAAATGGGGATGTGTTTTACCAATTAAGCAAGGATTGCTTGACCCAAGCAGAATCGGAAATTTTGCCAGCTTCCGAAATTATTCATGATCGAATCAATACCTTTTACCACCCTTTAGTGGGCTTATCACCAATTATGGCGTGTGGTGCAACCGCTAAAATGGGTGTAAGAATTCTCAATAATGCAGCAAATTTCTTTGGAAACGGAAGTAGACCGGGTGGAATTTTGGTTGCACCCGGACCAATTGCAAAAGAAAAGGCCGAAGAGATTCAAGCTCGATGGAATCAAAATTATTCTGGCACGAATTATGGCAAAACGGCTGTCATTGGTGATGGGATGACTTATACCGTTTTGGGCATGAGTGCTGCTGATTCCCAAATGCTTGAACTTCTGGAGATGTCTGGCCGTGTGGTTTGTAGTGTGTTTAATGTTCCACCTTTCAAGATTGGTATAGGAACAGTGCCAGATGATCCAGAGAAAGCAAATGGAATTTACTATTCCGACTGCCTCCAAGCATTCATTGAATCGCGCGAAAACCTTATTGATGAAGGTCTGAATCTTGAGGGTTTCAAGTTAGAGAGTTTTCTTGATCTTGATACTTTAATTCGTATGGATTCGGAAAGATTTCACAACATGATCCGTGAAGATGTTAAAGGTTGTATTTTGACCCCAGATGAAGGGCGGGCAAAAATCGGCATGCTTCCTGTTCCTGGTGGTGATGCTATTTATATGCAGCAGCAAAATTACTCACTTGAAGCACTTTCAAAGCGAGATGCCAAAGACGATCCATTTGAAAAATCTGATAGTTCAAAAAAATCAGATGACCAAAAGTCTTTTGATTCTTTGTACCGTGGTGTCTTTTCTGACTCAGAACCTTATCAAAAGGGCCAATTCGTAACGCACAAAGGAAGCCTATGGCATTGCGAAAAAGATCACACTGGGGAATTTAATCATTCAAGCTTTAAGCTTTGTGTGAAGGGGGCTAAATAATGCCTATTACAGACCTAGTAACTGTTAAAGCCCATTTGCGTTATGACACAAACGATAATGATTTGGAGCTTGATGCATATAGAGAAGCAGCAGAGCAGGCTGTTCTGGATTATGTAACCGATGAATTTGAAGACGGGAATTATCCTAAACAATTTAAATTGGCCGTTTTACTCTTATGCGGCTATTACGATAGTAACCGCAATCTTGAAAGTGAAATGACAGAAGATGGTAATTATCTACCACCACCTGTCAGAGCACTGCTTTATAAATTTCGAGATCCTACGGCTATTTGAGGTGCTTATGGGGCAGAAAGCAAGCAATTTACGTCACCGCATCACTATCCAAAAAGCTACACAAACACAAGATCGAAATACAGGCAAATTAATTCCCTCTTGGTCAAATTTCACAACGGTTTGGGCGGAAGTTACTGACTTATCAACTCGTGATGTTATTGCAGCTAAGGCAGCAAGTAGCACTATTCAAGCACGTGCAAAGGTTCGCTTTAGCAGTACAACAAAGCATATCGATAGCACCATGCGAGTTTTGTTTGATGGTTATTTTTATAAGATCGATGGCAACCCGATGCGTGATCCAGACTCACGCCGTGAATATCTAACAATCAATCTTGCCACAGGTGATAAAGCTTGGAATGGGTGATTTATGACAACACAAATTCATGGTTTAGAACCTGCATTAAGAAAAATGCAGGCAATTGGTAGTGAAAAAACTGTAAAACGGATTGCCCGCAAAGCTATGCGCCAAGCGATGAATATCGCTAGGGATAAAGCTAGGGAAAAAGTAAAACGCTTAGATGATCCAAAAACACCTGAAAAAATCTGGAAAGAAATTGTCGTTCAAAATGGCCGTAGTAGAAATAAAAACTCTTTGGTAATGCGTGTCGGTGTGCGTGGTGGCGCACGTATCCCATATACAAACAACGCTCAAAATAGACGTGCTGGGCGTGTTGGTCAAACTTACCAAGCGGACGGACGAGTCTTTTACTGGCGATTCCTTGAGTTAGGTACAAGTAGACAGCCCGCCACCCCATTTTTAAGACCAGCGCTTTACGAAAACATTGAACAGATAACAGATAAGTTTGTTCAAGTGTTTAATTTTGAACTCAGTGTGGTTTTAGGTGCAGCTTAATGATTGATGTTCCAATTTTTAAATTAGCCAGAGCAGATCCAGCGGTTAAGGCTCTACTTGAAAGCGATGGAATTTTGCGAGTCTGGAAGTTTGGAAGTGCTCCAGATGAGCCACAAGCGCCATATGTGACATGGCAAACAATTTCTGGTGATTCTAATAGCAATCTTGATTCACGCCCTGTTTCAGACAATGCAATTATTCAAATTGATGTATATGCAACTGATGAGGATGTTGTTGATCAGGTTGCGAAAGCAATTCGCTTTGCAATTGAACTTGATTGTTATGTGGTTCGTTATGGCGAGGCAGATAAGGACCCCGTAACAGGAATGTCCCACTATTCTTTTGATGTTAGCTGGATCGTAAACCGCTAAAAAATTTACTTCTAAATAAACCTGTCCTTAGCGGCAGGTTTTTTATGCCTGCTCTCAGGCAACCACTGGCTAGGCTGATCCCCGAAAAGCACACTTTTCATGTTCAGTGTGCCTGCCAGTTCTTTTATTTGAACATGAGCAAGTAAGAGGAAATCTTATGAACATGATGACGACATTGAATTTACGAGCTTTGGTTACCAATGATAATGGCGAAGCCAAAACCACGAGCTATGCAGTAGCTGAGGCATTTGAAAAACGACATTCTGATGTACTTAGATCAATAAAAAATATGAAGTGCTCACAGAAGTTCCGTGAACGCAATTTTGCGCTTTGCTTTGAAAACAACAAGTTACAGAATGGAAAGCCTAGAAAGTTCTATCAAATGACTAAAGATGGATGGATGTTTTTAGTTATGGGCTTCAATGGTGAAAAAGCCGATGCGATTAAAGAGCAGTTTATTGAAGCCTTTAACTGGATGACAAAGCAACTTACACAGGTATTTCAATCAAATTGGGCTAGATACAACCATGTAGTTGGTTATCGCGCAAAGAGAAAACAGGAGGTGAGTTGTTCAGCTAAAGATATGAATGCATGGAAGCAAGAAAAGCAATTTTTAGATAACGAGATCAAAGAGCTGGAAATGGTATTTCAACCCGAAATGACAAACTTCCAGCTCCAATAGACCACTTTCACAACCCCAATGCCACCACTTCGGTGGCTTTTTTTATGCCTAAAATTAAGGAGCGCTCTTAATGGCTAATGTTAAAACTCAAAAAACACAGTTATTTACTGTGTTAAATGGTCAAGTGGTTCGTTTTGTTTGCTCTAAACGGATTGACTTGGGGCAAGATTCATTTCAAAAAATTGATGTGACTTGTCTTGATGCAGAATCAAAACAGTATGTTCGCGGTATGCGTGATCCCGGCGAAGGTGCAGTAGAAATCGATTACGATGATAAGAACACCAGTCATGACAAATTAATTGAAATTGCCGAATCTGGAGAGATTTTAGAATGGCATGTTGGTTCGGGTCATGCTGCAACGCCTCCGACCTATGATCCAACCACTGGTATTGATCTTCCTGAAGATCGTATGTGGTGGTCATTCAAGGGTTATATTAATCCTACTGCACCTAATGCATTTGAAGTCGATTCTGTAGTTGGTTATTCATTCACATTGATTCGTACTTCTGGCGTGACTTCAACTAAACGCACGGTGGTTCCATAATGACTAAGATCAGCATTACAGACTTAAAGCAGAGTGTAACCACTCTAAACGTTCCAGTTAAAAAAGCCGTCAAGTGGAATGTTGAAGCGACTGAAAGCAATATTGGGTCACTTAAAAAATTGACGAAAAACAATTCATTAGAACTTGGTGATATTGTTGAGCTTGAAGCTGATATTTTTGTTAAAAAAATGAACTTCAAGGAAAGTCGCGAGGCATCCAAAGCAATTGAATGGGATCTTAATTATGAGAATCTTGAAGATTCAAAAGTTAAGAAAATCGATTCAACTCACATGCAAGCTGCTCAATTACTTGGTTCAATTTGCTCAGATCAAAAGGGAACACCTTTTTTCTCAAGTGTTAATGACATCTATAAAGCAGAGCCTAGTTTAATAAATGCTATGTATGCTGCTGCTGATGAAGTTAATAATTTTTTGGGAAAGTCTCGGAAGAAGAACTTGACGACAGAGAACTCCTCATTGAACTCGTCCTCAACGGAATCGGCGGAAACACCTTAGAAGAAGCTGAACAAAAACTTTCACATAGAGAGTTGATGTATTGGAGAGCCTACCGTCAAAAGTATGGCTCTCTTTTCTTTGGACGCCGTTTAGAGCAAAGCTTTGGAAGCTGGATGGCACATTACACAGGCTTCAAAGTTAAAGAGGGAACAAAAGTAGACCCTTATATATTTATGCCTCATGAAACGCCACCAGAAGACAACTCACTATCTTTAATTGATTATCTGGAAAAAGTAGCCAGTGATTAAGAAAATGATCAAAAAACCACTCAAAAGGGTGGTTTTTTAATAAACTGATTGTTATTTTGTCAAAACTTTATAACAAATGGTGAAATCATGAAGAAAATATTAGTTGCTGGTTTAATCGCTCTGGGTTTAGTGGGGTGTGCAACACCAATAACATCTACACAGCAGGCAATGCCTGAGGTATCGCAGGTAATAGAAATTCCAAATAAATCGAAAGATCAGATTTTTGAAGATTCAAAGATATGGATTGCTCAATCATTCAAATCCGCAAACAATGTCATCCAATATGCAGACAAAAGTACTGGTTCAATTATTGGGAAAGGAAATATTCAGTATCCTTGTGATGGTTTTATAGATTGTGGCGCTTTTGGCAACGATAAAGTTAACTTTACGATTAAAATCGATACCAAAGATAATAAGGCAAGAGTAACAATTAATGATGTTACTAGAACAAATTTGACCTATGTACAAGGTGGTTATAACGTGAATATGGGTAAAGAAGTTCCAATCAATATTATTCAGCACCAGCAAAAAATTGCTGTAAAACTTAATAGTGTGATCGATCAATACAAGACAGCAATTACATCAACTCAGTCCAATGCAAATTGGTAATTGAGATGAGCACTCATGCCATGAGTGCTCCTATTTTATTAAGTATTACATTGTAGTGGTTTATATGAAAAAAATTATTTTATTAGTTGCCGCAGTCGCTTTTTCTGCCTTTGTTCATGCCTCATCTGAATTAGAAGATAAACAAAATGCTCTTAATATGGTAAAGCAATATTCTGGGCTTGTTTCTTGTATGAGTTCTTTTGAAAAAGATCCGGAAAATGGACGACCCACTACTATTAAAGATGTAACAACAGTTAATTACGATAAAAAAAGTAATGAATATGTATTTTTTGTTTTATGGGTAGGGGATATGGGGTGTTCCGGTGGATCAGGGACCATGTCTAGCTTTGTAACTGAAGTTGCCAAACATGGAGGTGACTGGATGCCTTATACTATTCAAACTGATTTCGCTTTTGGTCAAGATGTTGGTATCAATTATGGATACATTGAATCTATCAAAAAAATTACTGCTAATAAATTTGAAGTTATAAGTTGGGATCACGCAGATAGTAAGTATGGTGGTGTGGATGGCGGGAGTAACTTTCCTGCAAATAAGTTTAAATATACGCTAGAGCGAGAGCGGTTTGAGCCTTGGAAAGTTACTCACCAAGCACTACTAGAGCAAAGAAAGTAGATGATAAAAAAGCACCTTAGGGTGCTTTTTTATCATCTTCTTGCTGATCGTAGGTTTCCCCGAGAGCCTCAAAAACTGCTTTGGCAGCAATATGGGCTAAGCGTTTACGTTCCTCAGCATCTCCAATAACTAGATGTGAGGCATCTCTATCATAAGAAAGGAAAGGTAATTACTCAATGTCTCGAGGGACGGTTTTACCCTGTAGATATGATTGAACTTTCAGAAATATTTGAAAGATTTTTTAACTTTTCACGAAGTAATGATCTTATGAGCATTGCTAGAAACATGAAATCGAAAATTAGCAACTAAATAGACTTATCTATAACCCGACCAAGTGTCGGGTTTTTTTATGTCTGGAGAAAAGGTATGGCGACAAATTCACTTGGCAGATTAACGCTTGATTTGGTTGTTCAAACAGCTAGTTTTACGGAACCATTAAGTAAGGCAGAGCGCCAAGCCCGAACATCGAGTCAAGGGATTGCTAATTCTTTAAATATTGCTGCTATTGCTGTAAGTGCATTGAGTGGAGCAGTGGCTGGTCTTTCAGTGGCTCAGCTTGTTAATTTTAGCGATCAAGTTATTCAGACTGGAAATGATATTCAAAAGTTTTCAAAACTTGCGAATGCTTCAGTGCGTGAATTTCAGTATTACGCCAAAGGGGCAGAAACTGCTGGAATTTCATTGGAATCTTTTGCAGATAAAATGAAAGACATGCAGGATCGTATAGGCGATTTTCAGCAAACAGGTGGTGGGCCTTTAGCTGACTTTTTCACCAATATTGCCCCTAAAGTTGGTGTAACGATTCAACAGTTTCAAAAGCTGTCCGGTCCAGAAGCACTTCAACTATTTTATAACTCATTGGAAAAAGCTGGAGCCTCTACCAATGATATGAAATTCTACATGGAAGCAATCATTTCAGATTCTTCTTTACTTATCCCATTGCTAGAAAATGGTGGTAAAGGTTTTAAAGAATGGGGCGATGCAGCTGAAAAAGCTGGCGCAATTATGACTGATGAATTGGTCGCGAATCTTTCGGAAGCAAAAAAACAGTTAATGCTGATGGATTTACAATGGCAGGGCTTAGAAAATCGCCTAATAAATAATGTAGTTCCAGCAGTCAAAATGGTTATTGATAATTGGGATGATATTAAAGCGGTAACTATTGCCGTATCTGCTGGCATTGCAACTAGATTTGTTCCTGCTTTGGTTGTCGCTACATATCAACTTGGGCAAACTGCTATTTTTGCAGTTCGTGCGGGCGTGGGCTTAGCAAGCTTTGCTAGGAATGCTGGAGCTACTGCTAGTGTTATGGCTTTACTTGGTGGTCCCGCTGGATTGGCAATGTTAGCAACACAAATTGCTGTAGCTGGTGGTGCATATTATCTAATGACTCAACAGACTAAGGACGCTACAGAGGCGCTGAGTGACCAAGGTCTTACAATTGATGAGTTAAAGGAAAAATATAAAAGCTTTACCGCAGCACAGTTAGCTATAAAAGGTATTGAGGCAAGTGAGGAGGTTGAAAAACAAACCAAAGAACTAAAAAGTCTTCTTACAGCGTTAGAACAATTTGAAAACGACTTGAAAGTTCAAGGTGATATTAAGCAATTTACAGCGATTCAAGCGTACCTTGCTAGCTTAAAACAAGGTGGGGATGAAGCTAAGAATGCTTTTGCGGAGCTTCAAAAACAAGGCTTGGTTAGTGAGAGTACACTTAAGTTTGTTGCAGAATTAGATACAAAAATTAATGCTGCAAATAACTCTATAGATCGTCAAAAAGAGATCCAAAAATTAGTTAAAGATGTTACTGATGAGACAACTAAATCACAGCAAGCTCAAACAAAAGCTGTCAAAGACTCTACTGAGGCATGGCAATCACTGACACAAAAACAACGTGAATACATTACCCAAGCTAAACAAGATGTACTTAGAGAAGGGTATATAAAGACACTTGTAAGAGAGGGGGTAAGTGTAGATAAAGCGAATGTTTATGCAGATGCACAAGTCGCAACAAATGGAGAAGATGCTTTTAAAGCACCATTGTCAAAGGATGTGCTACTTGCTGCCCGCGAAAACTTCAATCTAAAAAATTATACTTTTAGTAAAGACCAGTTGGCGGCAATTGCTCGTGCGCAAGGCATTGCAAAGACAAATAATTTTGCTCAAATCGAAAGTTTATATGGTTTGCCTGCCGGAACACTTGCTGCCTTGATTCTTCAAGAGTCTGGGGCGAATGCTGGAGCAAAAAGTCATACTGGGGCAACAGGTCTTTTCCAAACAACGAGTGTATTTAGAAAACAGTATGGTCTTAATGCCAAAAGTTCGATTGAAGAAGTTGCAACAGCAGCGGCAAAAGACTTGCAAAAACACTACCAAGATTTTGGTGATCGTGCAAAAGCCTTAATGGCCTACAATGCAGGTGCAGGTGGCTTAAGAACCTATTTGAAAGGTGGTCTATCAGATAGCAAGCGCAAAGAGGTTGCTGGTTACGTACCCGGTTTCCAAAAATGGTTCGCCGGAGTATCTGGAAAATCTACTGTAGACAATTCAATTTTAATGCCTACACAGGCAGATCAACTTGAATTAATCAACAAAGCTGCCGAGTCTCAACAGGCTATTGATGAGGCAAGAAAAGAAGTTAACGCACGGTATTACACTGAAGCTCAACGACTTGCAAAGGAGCATCAAGATAATATTGATAAGATCACACTTGCGTACGCTGGTACACCGCAGTTAAAAGAAAAGCTTGCTCAAGAGAATGCATTATATGCCGCTCAAATTGCAAAACTTGAGTCTGATAAAAAGGAAGAGTACAACCAGTACTTTGCTTTTGAAACTGATCGAATCAAGCAGATTGAACAAAACTTTGATCGACAAAAAGAGTTAATCGACTCTAATGCCGAGTATGAGTACGGGAAATCGAAAAAAGCTTTAGAGATTAAAGCTGCTCTTGAGCGTCAAAAACAAGTTGAAATTGCTGCCGTAAAACGCGAAGAAGATGCACAAATTCAGTCGGCGTTTGAGGGTTATCTAAATCAGACTGAAATTGTTGTGAAGCGTTACCAACGTGAACGTGAAGAAATACTTCAAACTTATAGTTTAAGTAAACGTGTTCGCGAAGAGATGGCAAAATCTAAGGATTATGCAATTTTTGAAACTTTAAACCAAGCTTCTGACAGCGTCTTTCAAGTTGGTCAGAACTCTGCTCAATCTCTATTTAATAGACTTAATCCTGAAGAGTTTTCAAAGTTTAATTTGCAAAATCAATATTCTTCAGATTTCGGAGGACTCCAAACATCCTACAACGATGAAGTTGCTGGAATAAGTGCAATATCAGATGAGAATCTTCGCAATTCTATGCTTTTAGATGCACATGAGCAGTATTTGCAATCGAAAGCCGCACTTGATGCAGATTACGCACAAAAAGAGCGTGATTTGGATCAACAGAATTTTGAAACCAAGATGCAAGTTTATTCGCAAATTGCTGGAATGACTGGGCAGGTCTTTTCAGACATGACCGCACTATTAGAGCAAAGTGTTGGGAAGTCAAATGCACTTTACAAAACTATGTTCTTTGCCTCTAAGGCTGCTTCAATAGCTCAAGCAATTGTTAACACGGAAGAGGGGGCTACAAAAGCACTGGCACAAGGTGGCGCTTATGGAAGTGTTTTGGCTGGAGTTGTTAGGGCAACAGGTTACGCTTCAGTTGGCATCATGGCAGCTCAAACAATCCAAGGTATGGCCCACAACGGTATAGATAATATCCCGCGTGAAGGTACATGGCTTTTAGATGGTGGTGAACGTGTATTAAACCCTCAACAGAACAAAGATTTGACGAATTATTTAAATAATCGTCAAAACGGGTCTAGTGAGGGCAATGTGCAAATCAGCCAACAGATTACGTTTGCTGATGGATCCGCAAACGTCAATACACAAGGGCAAAAGCAAATTGCTGAATCTCTGAATAATGCAATGAACGATTGGGCTAGACGCGAAAGCCGCCAAGGCGGTGTCTTGTTTAATCTTGTGAGACGTTAATTACCCAAGTTTAACCACTTAAAACCAAATAAACCCACTCAGGAGAGTGGGTTTTTTAATGGGAGTACAAAAGTGAAAAAGTACATTATGACTTTTCTGCTTGCTTTATTGATTGCTGTAGTTTTCTACATAAGTGCAAATTTAATTGATTTTAATCTAATTGAATATGCAACGGGTTTCGTCTTTGGATTGTCATTCACCCTCATTTTTAAAAAACAATCTAAGAGTTCTAAAGCTGCAGAGCTACTAAACAAACATGTAAAAGAATGGGCAGTTCGTGAAAGTAGGCGGGCAGGTTTATTGGCTCCAGATCAAGATACGAAGGATCTAGAAAGTTGCAAAAAACGTTTTAAGGATAGTCCGGTTAGTATGAAAGTTGAGTGGTCAAAAAAAGATGAGTAATCGTAAATTCACTTGGTGCCAAGACTTAGAAGGTAACTCAGGTTCGCAGAGCTTTAATACTTTGTCATCTAAGTTTGGTGATGGGTATGAGCAAAATGTCTCAATAGGAATCAATAACCGATCTGGCACATGGCAATATTCGCGAACAGCAAAAAAAGCTGAAATCATGCAAATCAAAGCATTCTTTGATGATCACAAAGGAGCTGACTCGTTTCTTTGGGATTCACCACTAGACGGTGAAGTCCGAGTTAAAACAGGCGAATATCAACCCCGTTGTTTAGGTGGTGATATTTGGCAAATCTCTACGACATTCACCCAAGTCTTTTATCCTTAACTTTTAATCTCTTCAAAGCCCCTTTTTAGGGGCTTTTTTATGCGAGTAAGAAAATGACCATTCAAACAGTAAATTTAGGCACTGCCCCAACGGGTGCGGGTGGCGACACATTCCGCTCTACTGGCGCAAAAATGAATGAAAACTTTACGAATAACACCCATGCAGCTAGTCGTTATGTAGGTACCGCTGCCGGGAATGTAATGGAAGTAGGTGCTTTTGGAGTTGGAAAGTCAATTCGACTGGGTAGTCAAAAATTATCAACATTGAGAGGAAATGGTAATGCCTTTTATTGGCAAAATAATGGTAATAATATTTCAAGTGCTGGAGACTATCCAGACAACAATTCTCAGGCAATTATTAATTTAGATATTAACGATTCAACTGATGCTTGTGCACAATTAAGCATAACACATAACTCCGATATGTATGTCAGGTCTGTAAACTGGAATGTAAATACGTTTCAGCCGTGGCGTAAAATTTTGTCGTCAAAAAATACAACAGTGGATGCAAATGGTTTCATCAAGTCAGCATCTCCGATTGTTAAGCTATTTGCCGATAAAATTGAGCCTAATGACGAAGCCTCTGAACAGCCTCTCTCTTTTGAAAAGCTCGATGTAGGGCACTACTTGCTAAAAGGAACGTCAGGTTTTGCGAAGGAAGGTTGGTGGATTGAAATTCCGACCGACACTCACGGCAATAAAATTTGTGCAGTTGAATATCAAACACTTGATAACGGTGATCTTGAAATTAAAACGTTCAAGAAAAAGCTAAATGATGAAGGCGATATTGTTGCGAATCTCGATGCACCAATCGATATTCCGAACAATGCAAATGGTGAGCCGCGATGGATCGACATTCGTTTAAACAGTATTAAAAAGACAATCGTCAGAAAAATTCCACGTACTGAAAAACAACCACGTATGGTCCAGCAAGTAAAATATGCACCGCAATTGACCTATATCACTAAATACGAAGATTTAT